ACTAAGGACGGTTATATCGCTGCCGACTCGTTCGATGAAGGCGTTTAACAGCAGGTGCCACTTGCCAGTGTTCAATCCCTGCTTATAACTGTCGTACACCCCTCCGAAGGTCACCAGGCTGCCCAGCCCCAGGGTCACGGTCAGGGTAATAATCACCATAATTTTTGTGAATTTGGCCATGGCTACAGATCCTCCTCGATGACGATGCTGGTTTCCGAGACGTTTAAATTTTTCTGGGTAATCTTGGGGTAGCTATCCAGGTGGGCATACATGCGGGCAAAATACGGCTCTGAGGCCTTGACCGAACTGTGCAGGGCATCAATGATAAAACTCTTTCCCAGCCCCACCTTGTTGGCCCATAAAATCAGTTGCCAATATTTATAGGCGTCGTCAAAGACCTCATAGGGAAATTCCAAAATCCGGCGGGCGGGAACGATATCGGTCCAGCGCACCCCGCCGGGGCTGTAATTGTGTTCGGATTCGTCCCGGGCATCATGGCTGAACCCAAATTCCGGGTTGGGATAACCGTCATAGAGGCCGCAAAAGGGAACGCCCACCTCAATATAGCCATCGGCATTGGTGGGATCCACGAAGGTGATCCGTTCGTACCGGGCATCCACCGGGTCCAGATACAGGTTTCGGATCGGGTTGGGGGTATAAAACAGCCGGTCAACCTCCAGGGGCAGGCCGCCATAGCCGTACAGCCCGTAACCGCCCTCGCCGTAGCCGATCATGGGCTCCCAGGCGTCAAAGGTGACCTCCTCCCGTTCCAAAATACTAAAATCGGCGCGATTGGAGGATTTAATCTTGATCTGACCCTTATAGGTAAGGTTGTGGTTGATCAGGGCGATGACGGTGCAATAACGCGCCTCCCCTTTATCGATGGTCAGATATTGGTTGTGGATACCCTGACTGCGCCAGCAAATCGACCGCAGCGGGTCTTTTAAATTACCCACAGGGAAGTTTACCGCCTCTGAGGAGGCCGTTATCAAACCATTTTCAATGTCCCGATTGTCCCAGCAGATGCGCACCGCTTAACCCCACAATTCCAAGGTTGATTTGTTGGCGGTGAAATCCAGATCAAGGCCGTGAATATTCAGTAATTTGCCTGCATCCAGTCCAAAATTACCCCGCCGCAGTTCGACCGGCTCGCTGATTTCTCTGGTATAGGGCTGGGTTTTCATATCCACGCTGACCGAATCCCATTCAACCTTGAACAGGGCTAGATCCTTATCGGCCACGGCCTTGGCGTCGTCCCGCTTGATTAGGCAGGTGTCCAGGGGCCCCAGGTCGGTGGCCAGAGAAAACACCTGTTTTACGTTGTCGTCCCGGGCGGAGATTTGCCTGGTCTCGTTTTTCACCCATTCCAGCCGCTCCTGGGTGATGCCGCTGGCCTGGGAGGTGGAACTGTAATTGCGGTCGTAGGTCAAGTAGACCCGGCGGTAAATTTGCTTATCCTTCTCCGAATTGCCGTGCTGCGGCCGCCCCAGAATGTTGGTGTCGTTGATGACCAAGGCCGGCGTCCCGGACGGCGGGGTCAATTCCGCCAGGCGGAACTTGCCGTCCAACGTCAGGCTATAAATGGCCGGGATACCTCCCAAGAGAGTTTTAACGATCTCCCCAAACTCGGTGGGGGAATCCACTCCCAATCCCGCCTGAAAGGGGAAAACCGCATTAAAAGCCGTGATCGCGTCCGCATCAAAATCCTCGGCCGTCCACTCGAGTAATACCATGGCCCCGGCCCGGATCATTTCCCCGATCAGATCGGTGTAGGCGCCGGTAGCCGGGGACTCAAACCCTTCGCCATCAACCGTCACCTCCGTGGTGTCCTCCACGGCCCGCAGGTTCAAAAGGGACATAAGGATAAAGCTCCATTTGTCGCTCACATAAAAGTCCTGGCCAGTCTGGGTAAAAAACTGAATTGACACCCCATCTTCAAGCGGAATAGGGATTTCCTTGAAGGTGAAAGTCCAGAGGTCATCTTTCACGAAGGCCGGAATATAATAGGGAATATTTTTCCAAATATCTCCAACATCATATTCGTTAGCAGGCCCCCCGGGTGAAGTAAATTGCACGCTTAAGCCGCTGAACAGTTCTATCGGATTGGTATCTGGAATTTGTAAGCCTGAGGTATAACCTCCACCGTCATAATTCCACCTGAACCGCACATTGCCGCCCACGTTTCCTTCTAAAATTATTTCCACTAGAAGTTTGGCAGCATCCAGCCCCGGGTCGATAGAAGCGATGCCCATAACGCCAAGGGCCGCGGCCGCGGGAACCCACTGCGGGTCGTCATACCAGACGCCGATGCCGGAAAAGGCGATGCTCAAGCCTCGGTTCAAGACTACGGGCGTATTTTCAATGGCAGGAATGTCAACCGCCGAGGTGCTGCCCCCGGTATCCCCGGCGTCGTAATCGTCGGTGCCACCAATGCCTGGGGCGGTGAACTGGATGGAATATCCAGAAAATAACTCAATGGGGGAGGTGTTGGGAATCTGGTTATCCGTGTTCCAGGTGGCGCCGCCATCACGGGACCACTTGAAACGGACGGCCCCGCCGACGTTGCCGCCGGTGGTAATTTCCACCAGGACTGTGTCGCCCGGATTATGGGCGGCCACGGACATAACCCCAGGGGCGGCGGCGGCGGGCGTCCAGGTGCAAACGTCATCCGGTTTCCAGGTAACTCCGCCGTCATCCGACCAGATAAACTGCGGCGGGATTGCGTCCCCAATGTCACCCTGCCGGGTGATTTTTACTTTGTAGAAAAGCTTGCAGTCGCCGGTATAATCCCCGCTCACGGTCAAGGTGGCAGTGCCCACCGCCGGGGATTTGGCCAGGGTGGTGGCATCATAAGCCAGCTTCCAGGTAAGCAGGTCCTCGCCCAGCCAGGTGGCGCCGCCGTCCATTGACCACCGGAATCTGGCCAGCCCCACCTCAGACCCGGAATTGCCCTGGCTGTTGGGCGCGGTAATGGACTCGATATCAATCAGCCACTTACCGCGCCGCAGCCCCCCGGTATAGGGGCCGAAGGCCTCCATAGTGGCCGAGCCCTCAACAATATCTTCCGTCACCGGCGAGACGCCTTTCTGGACAAACTCCCAGTTGCCCGGGGCGGCGGTGGGCGCATTATTGAGATACACCGCCGGCAAGGCATTTAATACGTGGCAGGCCAGGCCATATTGGTAGGGGAACGAGCCGCCCCCTGAGTTGCTGATCAACACCGGTTTATAATTTTGGACATACCCCATGATAAGCCAGACGGCCTTATTCCAGTTGGATTCCACCACCGCGGCACTGGCCGGCAGTTCGTAATCCGGGTATTTTTGGGTGAAGTCGGCGCTTTTATCCACCACGGTCAGGGTGGAAAGCAGGTCGTCATGGAACAGGTTGGAACAGCGGCCGGAGAAAATCACCCTGAAATCCGCATAATCCCAGGCCGGATCACCCAGGCGGATCGTCACCGGCTGCCCCCAGGCGGTGTAGGCGCCGGACAGCAGGGTGCTCCAGCTTAAGGACCTGGCCAGGTCGGGTTTGTAATCAGGCTTGGTGTAAAGCTCCAGTTCCCCCCAGGAAGGCATCCGGTCGGGCTGCAGGATGCTGCCGGCTGTCCGGGCGAGGCGGGGGATGCCCTTGACGCAGGAGGCATAGGGCTTGTCCACCACGATGCCCCGGCGCCGGGCGGCGTCCGGGTAGGGGTGGGTGGACAGATACAGGGTAACCGTGGACAGGTCTGCCTTTTTGAGAAAGGTCAGCTCTACCAGGTAACACCGGGTAGCTCGCACCTGATTGGTCCAGGCCTCGAAATCCACGCTCATCGTTTGCCGATCCTGATCTTGCCTTTGCTGATGCCCTTGTTGGTCATGCGCCAGATGTCGTCTTCCCGGTATATCTCCCCGGAGGGTAATTTGATAAAGAGATTGAGATGCGGCCGGGGAGCCGGGGCCGGGGGAGCCGGGGCATTGACGGAGGCGGGGGCGGCGGGGCCTCCGCGGCGGCGGATAAGGCTGGGCCCCACTACATCATAATTGCCCTGATTGAGGTCGTCGAACCAGCCCCGAGAGAGGCCGGCCATGCCCCGGCGGGAGAGCATGCCCTCGCCGGTCTGGCCGATGATCAGGCGCTCGTCGTCCTTGAGATTGATGCCGCTATGGGCGTAGACCGCCGGGAGCACGGGGCCGCCGCCGTGCATGATCTGGCCGCCAGTGTGGAAAAAACCCAAAACAGTATCTGCGATGCCCCCTACGATCCCTCCAATAGTGCCAAAAATGCCGCCGCCACCACCGCCGCTGACGGCACTAATCAACCCGCTAATAGCCTCTCCAAACATGCCTCCCCAAGTACCAGACGTGCTTTCTAAAGCCCCAACAGCAGAAGTAAACATTCCACCATAGGTGCCTGAGTTCATAAGAAGGTTAGCGTTGGAATTACCAAACATGCCTCCCCAATATGTTGAAGTATTCATAAGCTCATTTGAACCACTAGTAAAAACTGAATCGAAGCCGTTAATGATACCGTTCCACATACCAGTTATTTTATTGGCTTCCTCTCCTCCGGAACCGCCGCCGCCGAATAACCCGCCAAGAATGCCGCTTATGCCGCCTTGCCCCATAGTCCCCTTGCTGACATCCAGCACATACAGGGGCCTGGCTGGCGAAGTCCCGGGCTGACCAACTGCTGATGAACCTAAAACTAATTTTGCCCCCTCCGTAAACAGCTTGTGAATCCCCTGCTTACCTAAATTCAATATTGCGGATAAGGCGAAGGTCTTTCCCAGTTCGACAACGTCAATTTTTGTTTTACTCAAGGCCCCCTGGACGCCCTGGGTCCAGGCGTCGCTAACGAAGCCCTCCAGGCCCTCCATCGCATCGGCCCAGGTATTTTTCTGACTCTCAGATTTCACCCGGTTATAGGCCCAACCCGTCAGACCTTTGTTGTTCTCCAGCTCGAAGTTGAGGCGCTTTTGCTGGGCTAACAGGGCCTGATTGGCTAAATAGCGGTCCCGCTCTTCGCTGGTGATCTTTTTGGCAACGGTTAATTGCTCCAACTGCACGGCCAGTTGGTAACGCTGGATCTCGATTTCCCGGCTGAGGGCTTCCCGGCGCAGACCGACCTGGTCGGTGAGGTCGACCGCCAGCCCCGCCGCCTGGTCGTAAAAGGACTTTTCCAACTCCAGGCGTTCGGTATGATTCTTGACGTCCAGTTCCCAAATCTTCCGGGCCTTGATGGCGGCGAACTCCGTCTCGGCCCCGGCAATGCCCTGGTATTTGGTCAGCCAGTTAGTGGCCTGGGCCTCAATGCCGGCATAGGCGTTGCCGCTCTCTTTGGCCACCAAGGTATAAAAATCCGTCTCGATCTTGGTGCGCTTGGAGTTGTAGGCGGCTTCCTTGGCCTGGCGGGCCTCCAAACTGACCCCCACCTTGGCTTCGAGCCGGTCCAGGTCTATGGATTCCTTGGCGTACCACTCATTCAGGGCGGCCATGCCCTCGCCGCTGGCCTTGGCGGTCTCGAATCTCATCCGCTGGACAAAATTTTCTAAGGAGCGCTCGGCGGCCTCCAGCCCTTTGCCAGCTCCGCCGCCGCCGCCCCCGCCGGTGCCACCCGGAAGGCGGACTTTGGGGGTGTACGGGGATCCGGAAGTTCCATCGGCATAAGATTGGCGCAGGCCTTCTCCGGCCGTTTCATAGCCTTCAAACTCATTTTGTGCCCTGGCAAGTCCTCGGGCGACTTCCCCTTCATTGCCGCGTTGACCAGCCGCAGCAAATCCCGTAGCTCCCCCCACCACGGCGCCCCACGGCCCTAAACGACTGCCGGCGGCTGCACCCCATAGCATCCCGACAAGGGGATTTTCCGAAGCCGCTTTAAGCTGTCTAACAAATTCCGCCATGCCCTTGGCGGCAGAAAACGCCCCGCCGGCGATGGCCCCTACCCCTGAAGCGATGGAACCAACGTCTTTAATAATCTGGTCAGAGTTAGATAGAACATAGTCATACGCCTCATAAATTTTATCCCTGACGCCTGACCAGGCCCGACTTAAGGCAGCCGCCGCAGCTTCACCGTCCCGGGTCAATTTGCCATTATCTACCAGCCTATTCCCCAGTTCCGTCGCCATGCCTACTACATCTTTGTGGGCGTCGCCGAAGGCCTTTATCTGGACTATGTCCCAAGCCGACCTCAGGGAAGCCCCCACCGCGTCCCAGGTGCCCATAATATCTTTGGTGTATTGGTCAATCTGCGGCAGGATGCGGCCTAAATATTCCCAGGCCCTGCCGGTTTCCCGCGCACTGGCAATGTTTTTCTTAAATTCCGGGTCAATCTGAGTCAGGATTTTGGACGTCTGTGCCCCAAGCCGGTTAACGCCTTCCATCATGGCTTCAATTTCACCGCGCACCTGCTCTTGCAGCGAGGCATGGGTAGGAATTACCCCTTTCATCAAATCCGTCAGCCGCCCAACGACCTCCATTTCTTCCCGGGTTTTGGCCACCACGCCCTTTTTTTCCATTTCCAGGGCCACGGCGAAGATTTCACCCGAGGAGGCCGCCGACTGCTTGTCGACCCGGATGGACTCCGCATACAGCCACTTATGAAAATCCTTCCATTGGGAATAGGATTTGGACAGGTCCGGGGCCGGGACGTCCGACATGGTGGCCATGATATACGAGGTGCCGACGATCTTCTTTTGAAACTCATCCACCGCGGCGATGCCCCCGGAGATCAGGGAAAACCAGGCGCCGTAAGCCCGCTGCGCCGCGTAAGCCGCACCCGCCACCGACAGGGTGACCCCCACCACGGACAGCAACTGCGTGGCATAACTACCCGCCTTCTCCGTGGCGCTCGTCCATCCTGCAGCATGCTGTTTGGCGGCTTTTTCCCCCGCGCCCCCCAGCCCCTCCACGGCCTGGCGGGTCTGCGCCAGGCTGGCGTTGACCTTGGCCATGCCGGAGGAGATTTCGTCCCGGAGAGCGAGTATAAGTTCGGCGCGGTTATTCATGGGAACCGTTTTTCGTTTTTCGTTAAAAGTATAAAATCACCGCTATTTAGGGATGATGTCCCACTTTCCGGGTCCGCGGAGGCCTCCGTTTAAGAACGATCGGAGCTGAGTCATCCCACTTTGCCTTTTTTACTGACCACTGGCTACTGACTACTGACTACTGATCTTTCGCCCTGGATAATGCTGAAGGCTCGCAGGTCGATTTCGTACTGGTTATTGAGGCCGCCCGCTTCCGGGAGAATACCGGCCTCGATGTAGTTGCACTCCTCGATCCAGGTGAGGCTTTGGGATGTGACCCGGCCCACCAGACAATGCCGGATCACCTCGTCTCCCATCTCAAACAAAATGTGGGGGTGCTCCAAACTCAATTCCGGGCACCCCCGGTTCTGCTGTAATCCGTCCTGGCGGCAGGCCCGGCAGTCATGGAAGCCGTCGTCTTCCAACAGCCCTACCGCTAACCGGAGTTTTTTGTTTGGTCCTCCGTGGGGTAGGTCATGGCCAAGACCTCCCGGTGCATCGTCAGGATCTCGCTCTCCTCAAGCTCGTCGAGCTTCTCCATGAAGGTCTCGGGCAGGATGACGGCCAGGACTGCGGCGGTATGATCCTCCAGATTTTCCAAAGGGATATTCCCGCCAACGTTGTATTTGGCGGCCCGCAACTTCTTGATCTCGCCCCGCTTCAGACCCCGCAGGGTAACCATGCCCTGCGAGGTTTCAAATTCTTTGGTGACCATATATGTTTCCCCTTTCTGACGTTCCAGGCGTCCAGTGGCGCCTTATAAAAATTACTCAAATTTCAGCAGCAGCTCGTCGTCGCCGTTGTCGCTGCTCTGGTAGAGGCCGATGTCCAGGTCATAGGTGGCGATGCCGTCCCGGTTACCCTCTTCCACTTTCTTCTTGGCGCAGCGGGGGGCGGTGATGGTGCACTGATTGCCTGCCCCGGAGCCGATCACCAGTTCCAAGGCGGCCTCATTGACGGCCCATAAATTGGTCCAGACGTCCCGGGTGGCCAGGGTGTTGGCCTCGGGGTCGAGCTTGCCTTCCGGCTCCCGGTCGGAGACGAAAAAGCCGATGATACCGGTGTCTTCGTGGACGTCCGGGCGCTCGGTGATCTTGTTCTTCAGGTCCAGTTCAAGCTTCTTGAGGGGAGCCACCCAGCCGCCGTAGGAGGCGGTGGCCCCCAGCATCAGGGGCGGTTTCAGGTTCTGATAGGTAGGCACGGCCAGGGCCTGATCGGTGATGGATGCGAGCTTGCCCTTGAAGGTGAAGCTAAACTTGGCCGGCTTGCCCACTTCACCGGCCCATTTCCAGGAGCCGACGCAGCCGACGCATTTGTGGAGATGCGCATCCCGCCAGGCATAGATGGTCACCGATTCCAGGTTTTCGCTCACCGGCCCGTAGGTGACATAGCCGCCGGGATCGGCCTCGATGGTCTCCAGCATGGCGCAGCCCCGGAACAGCGCCCCGAAGTCCGGGGGCGTGGCGCCGCTGCCGCTGGAGCCCCGCAGCTCCACGTCAAAGGTGATTTCAACCCAGCGCCGGCCGATGAGGTGGGGAATCTTGGAGAGGCTGGGCAGGGCCACGTCCTTGCGCTCGATGACCTCCTGGTCCGGTTTGATCTTGAGGTTGCTCACCAGGATGGCATTGGTTGCGGCGACGGGCACGGCGTCTACGCCGTAGGTGCCCTCGACCTTGGCCAGGAGCAGATATTTGCGAGTCAAAAATGGTTGTGCCATGACAAGCCTCCCATTTCCCCCCTTAGGAGGAAGTCCCCAGGATGACGATATTGTAAATGCAACTGGCGCCGGCGCTGTTGGCTACCTTAAAGAGGTCGCCGGTATCAGCGGTCACCGCGTAGCCGGCGGACGGAGCCGAAATGGCAAAAAAGCCGCCGGGCGGGATAATAACCTTGTCGGTGGCGTCGGCCACCCAGTTAACAAACTGATTGGCAGCCGCTCCCCCCACGGTCAAGGTCTGGGTGGTGCTCAGGTTTTCAATAAGAATAACCTTGACCTTGGCGAAGGTGAGGACTGTTCCGAAGGGATCGGTGAGCACCCCGGCCAGGTCCAGGTCTTCCGTGGCGCCAGTCGTCAGGGTGCGCTGGTCCCGGAACACCAGGTTGCATTGCCCGGCGCTGGTGCCATTGGCGAACTCCTTCTGGATGGTCTTGGAGAGCACGTCCTTGGGGTTGGACAGGGCGTTGGACTTGGCGAACACGGACTGCACCGCCACCGAGGCCTTGCTGGTCAGGGTGTCGGCCCCGGCGCCGGTAACCAGGGACACCAGGAGCAGGAGCATCAAAGCCGCGTACATGAACTGCTTCAGGGTTTTCATGGTAGATCCTCCAAAATGCGGTGGTTATGGATTTGGTATTCCGCGGCATAGATTACCGTGGTTAAATCGCTGGCAAAAACTGACTCCGTCAACAGATAGCAGCCGCTGATCTCCAGGCCTAAAGTTTTGTTGAGCAGCCGGCTGCGGACATCCGCCAGGATCTGGTGCACCCCCACGGCGCCGCCCCGGGCTGCAGCCTGGCCCCGCCAGGAGTGAGCCCCGGCAAATACCATGACCTTCACCTCTTGGAACCAATACGCATTGCTGCGGGCAGCATCCGGATAGGCCGCGCCAGGGACTCCCACAGTCACCGCCGGGAAGCGCCCCACCCAGTTTTTGAGGGCCGTCTCGGTATCCAACTGCCCGGCGTAGCCGTTGAGTTCGGCCAGATAGCCGCCGTTCTCCCGCCGCAGGTCGGCCAGGGCATTGATTATGGCGTCCTCATAGTCGGTGAAACTGTAGTTCATAAACTTTGCCCGCTTTTCTGACTACTGACTACTGGCTACTGACCACTGTTTTCTCACTTCCACGCCCCTTCACCCAGGAGATAACCCAGGGCGCTCTGGCGCATATAGGCCCAGTCCTCATCCTGGATCACCAGGAAGGGCGCCGCCGGGATGGTAACGTCGTGGGCCTTGACCATTTTGACCGGGTGGGCGGCCCCCGGCCACATGAGGGCCTGTTTCACCTTGGCGTAGATATTGGGCAGGTGGATGGTGCCGCCGAAGTTCTGGATGGCGGCATAGATCTTATCCGAGCCCACCGCCAGGCCTTCAGGCACCATCCTCCAGTTGATGGAACCCAGCAGACCCCCGGGGTTGCCGGTGTGCAGCCGCGTCCGGTTGGCCGCCCGCTCCCGGCCGGCGGCGCTGAGCCCCCCGGCCTTGGTCCAGTAAGACCTCTTGGAAAACAGCCAGTTCCGGGCCGTGACCGGTTTCAAAGGCAGGAATTTAATGGGCCGGCCGCCCTCCATGATGTTGCGGCGCACCGAGTTCTTCAAACGCTCGCCCCAGTCCGCCAGAATCGGCGGCCGGGGGTTGCGGGCCCGCTGTTCAATCTGGCTAAAGAGCCGGGTGACCTCGGCATCCTCAAATTTCGCCTGGATCGTCATCAAAGCCCCTTCAGACCATCGGCGCTGAAAATCCGGGTGGAACTGCCGATCTCCTCCACATCCGCGGCCACGGCCGCCGGCGCCGTTGCGGTGGCTCCGACGGTGGCGTTGCCGGCCACCACGCCCTTGAGAAAACCGATCCGGTCGGCGTAGCTCTGCCGGCAGGTCTCCGGCATCGGCATCAGCGGCCGCCGCTTATGCAGGTTATAGATGGCCAGGTCCACCGAGATAGCCTTGACCAGGTCAGGCACCGGGCTCAAGGGCACCTGATACCGGATGCCCAGATAGCCGTCAATCTCGGCATCGGCCTTGGCAATACAGTCGGCCACCACCGCGGCGTCTGGCTCGACCTCGTTTTCCGTAGTCAGTACCGCCAGATCCGCCGAGGGGATAAGTTTTACGATGTCGTCCTGGGTGCAGTAAGCCATCCTCTCCCCCTAACTCAGCGTGTAATACCGCTCGATCTTTCTGATGGTGGCCAGGAAGGGAATCTCCTTGCCGTACTTTTCCAGTTGATTGATCAGCACCGCCGAGCCGGTAAAAATCACGTGTTGGGCTTCATCCTTCATAAATTGCACCGTCAGGCACCGGGGAGAATTGTTTTTAAATTTGCTCTCATTCACCCGGTAGCCGGTGACCAGAATCTCCTGGTTGAGAATGCTGTCTATCTTGACTTTTTCGCCTGCCAGGGGCCGGTCGTCCTCGGCAAAATCGCTAAACCGCCTGGCAGGTGTTCCAGAGCTCATCGATCCCCAAGCTCCTCTTGAAGTTGTGGGCGTTGGCCCACTTGAGCCATCCCAGGGTGGAGGCCAGGGAAGAGCGGAACTGCTCCAGGGTGAGTTTCCCCCGGGCCAGCATATCCGGCAGCCTGGCCAGCCTTGCCTTTACCCGCTTGGCGGTGCTTTTCCGCAGCAGCAGATATTTGGGAAAGTGCCGGTAGCCCAGGAAATCCACCCCCCGGCTCACCGGGAAGACGTCCTCTTTGCTCAACCGCAGCCGGAGCTGCTTGGCGAGAAAGCTCCGGATATGGTTCAAGGCGGCGTGCAGAAACTTTTTGTCGTCATGGAATAAGCAAAAATCATCGCAGTAGCGCACATAACCCCTGACCCTAAGGGTGTGTTTGACAAACCGGTCCAGTTCGTTCAGGTAGAGGTTGCCGAACCATTGGCTGGTGTAGTTACCGATGGGGGCGTTCTTGCCGCCGGGCAGGCTGTAAATGATGTCGTTTAGCAGCCACAGCGTGTCCCGGCACTTGATCTTCCTCTGCACCAGGTCAAACAAAATGTCGTGGTCGATGGAGGGATAAAACTTGGAGATATCGCCCTTCAGGCAATACCGGTATTTCCGGACCAGCTCCATTGTCCGGCGGCTGCCGGCATGGAGACCCTTGCCCTGGCGGCAGGCGTAGGAGTCCGGGATGAACATGGCGTCCCAGATGGGCTCAATGACGTTCATCAAGGCGTGCTGGACGATCCGGTCGGGATAGAGGGGCAACCGGTAGATGGTCCTGGTCTTGGGCTCATGGATGGTCTTCAGCCGATAGGCCGATGTGCAAAAGGTTTTGTTGACCAGGGACTCTCGCAGTTTGCCCAAATGCTCCTCCAGATCCTGCTCCACCCGCTTCACGGCGCTCTGCCAGGATTTTCCCCGCCGGGCCTTGACAAAGGCCAGCCTCAGGTTGTCCTCGGTCACGATGCGGTCATAGAGGTTGCCGTGCCGTTTCATAGAAATCGCCTGGGGGAGCTTTCGCCGGGGATACTAACTCCCCCGGGCCTCCGCTTGGTATTTTGCTGTCCCGGCCCTCCGGGAACAACATGGCCAAAAGGTTCAGCCAGGAGTGTCGCACCCTGTCTCCGTGCACCTGCGAGTGCCGATATTCGCATTCGTATTCCAGCGATAGTTATTCGCATTCCGGCACCGGGACCTGCAATTCGTCCCATTATTCCAATTGCCGCCCGCCAGGAGCTACCCATT